TTCTAGTAACCCATCAACTAGAGCTGACGGTTCTAGTTTACAAGAAGGTGATTTATATTTTAACACTACTTCAGATGAGCTTAAAGTTTATAACGGTAGTACTTGGCAAGGTGGTGTAACAGCTACAGGTAACTTTGCAGTCACAACTGGTAATACATTTACCGGAGATAATGACTATAATGATAATGTAAAAGCCCGCTTTGGAACAGGCAATGATTTAGAAATATTCCATGACGCCAATGATTCTATAATTAATGATGCCGGTACAGGTAGTTTAAAACTACAAACAGGTGGTAATACTAAGTTAGAAATTACATCTACTGGTGCAACAGTAACAGGAGGAGTAACCGCTACATCTTTTACAGGAGATGGAGCTAACTTAACTAATTTACCTGTAGACCTTACAAATTTAAATGCAACTAATTTGACATCGGGAACAATTCCAGATGCTAGATTTCCAGCAACTTTACCAGCGGCTAGTGCAGCTAATTTAACATCTATTCCAGCTGCCAACTTAACAGGTACATTGCCTGCTATAAGTGGAGCTAATTTAACTAACCTTCCATCAACAGGAGGTTTGACTGGTGGATCTACAGACGAATTATTCCTTGAGTCAGATAATGTAATGAGTAACAACTTTACAACAGGAACAAATAAAAATTACATTAATCTTCTTCCATTATCAATTAATGCCACATTAACTGTGACAGACGGAAGTTTTATACAGTTCGTATCAGTTTAAGCCTATGTTAAGTAAATTAATTTTCCTTATGTCCTTGACAGAATTAACAGGCTCTGGTGGTGAACAGTTATTTATAGAAGCAGATAATCAAGTTAATAATAACTTTACTACAACACAAAATAACAATTATCTCGCAATTAGTCCAATTAGTATCACACCCGGTTCTGTTTTAACTGTAACAGAAGGATCTATTATAGACTTTTATTAAACAATATTATTATGTCAAAATTAAACGTTAATGAATTAGAAGCTAATGGCACTAATAGCAATTTAAAAGTTGTTAGTAATGGTACTACTGGAGTGTGTGAAGTAAAAGGTGCAACTAATGATGGTACTTTACAACTTAACTGTTCTGCTCAAAGCCATGGCGTTAAACTAAAAGCTCCAGCCGATAGTGCTGGTCAAAATTATACAATAGCTCTACCTGATAACCAGATAGCAGCAAGTAAATTTTTAAAAGTAAAAAGTGTAGTAGGAAGTGGATCAACCGGTGAAGGTCAATTAGAATTTTCTGATGTACCAAGTGGTATTTATCCAAATTTAAACGCTGATAATATAACTACTGGAACTTTACCTGCTGCCAGAGTAGGTGCTTTTACTCCTTCTGGTGGTGCTGGACTTAAATTAATATCTACCGCAACTATAGCAACTGGTTCATCCGCAGCCCAAATTGATTTCACAGGTCTCGATGATAATAGTGTATACCTAATACAAGCTAAAGAAACAAACTTTGACACCACTGACCAGATGATACGTGTGTATTTCTTAGATGCTAGTGGTAACGCATATAACTCGGATATTAGTTTTGTAGAAAAAAGAGGGCAATATTCAAGCCAAATTGATTATGCTGCTAATACAAGTTATGGTTACTTTAGAGCCGGAGCTAGTAATACTAGAAAATATCAATTTACTATGCATTTAGTAACAACATCTGGTTATGTTTTTGGATGGATTCGTGGTCAAAATATAGACAAATCAAATTACTCTCAAGGTAATTTTGCTGATCCATTTATGACAAATATAGGTTTTAACTTAAGTGCAGCTGTTAATAGCACACAATTACATGGTATTAGATTTACTGGAGGTTCTAGGAACTTCGTCCCTGATACTACAATTCATTTATACAAATATATGGAAACTTAATTATGTCAAAAATAAAAACAAGTAGTATCGAGGCTTTATCAAATAATACAGATTTAACAATAACACCAAACGGAACTGGAGTCTTTGAAGTTGCAAATGATACAACTGATGGAACTTTAGGACTTAATTCAATAGGAAATTTAAGTTCAGTAAAAATTAAAGCACCACCATCTACTGCCTCTCAAGACTACTCATTAATCTTACCTGACTCTGATATGGCGGTAGATAAATACTTAAAAGTTTCGAGTATTACAGGTAGTGGGTCAACAGCAGTAGGGCAACTAGGTTATGACAACATAACGACCCCATCACTAGACTTAGACGCAGCTCAAATAACATCTGGTACTGTACCTATTGCTAGAGTACCTTCAGCTGCAATGGGAGCAGATAAAGGTCTTTCACTAGCACACGTACAAACACAAACAATACCTCAAAGTAGCTTTGTAAGTGGTCATGGAACTATTCAAGATATTTCAGTTACAGGCCTTGAAGAAAATACAATATATAGGTTTCATGGAAAATTAGCTTGGTCTGCTTCTGACCATATGGCGATTCAGTTTTTAGATGCATCAGGTACGAATGTTACTGCCTCAAACGGTTATATAGACTATGTGTGTAACGCTTATAACCTATACGACTATAGTGCTACATACGCAACTGAGATTAAAGCATGGAATTATGGTTATTATAGTCAGGCTGGATATGGTAATTCTTTTATCGCTGAATTACACACTACAAAAGATAAAGACTGGTTTAATCTCTCAGGATTTGAGCCTAATACTAATAGTGTTGGAAATCAGAAAATTACTGCCTGTATGACAGGTGGCTATACAAAACAAATTCACGGTATTAGATTCTATATGTATTCAACTGCTCCGTCTGGAACTGGAGGATTTTTACCTAACAGTACCTTAACAACGTATAAATATATAGAGGCTTAATTATGTCAAAAATAAAAGTTGATGAAATACAAAGTGGCAGTTCAAAGGTTGAACTTGCTCCGAAAGGATCAGGGGTTGTAAAAGTTAAAGGTGCTGGAGGTGGAGATGGTACATTACAAATGACTTCTTCTGGCGGAAATAATGCAGTAAAAATTAAATCTCCTAATCATGCTGCTGGTCGACAAGATACTTTGATTTTACCTGACAATAATGTTGAAACACGTGGATTTTTACGTGTTAAAAGCGTTACAGGTTCTGGAGCAACAGCAGTAGGACAACTAGAATTTAAAGTTTTTCCTACAGTAGACTATAACAATTTGGATGCGTCTACTTTTGCATCAGGAGTAATTCCAAGTGCTAACATGCCAGCAGCTTTACCAACACAAGGTGCTGGATTAGCATACGTAAGCAAAGCAACTGTTGCTAGTAATAGTACAATTAAAAGTGTTGAGTTCGATTTAGATAATAATTTTGAGTATCTAATTCTTGGTAAAAAAGTGGGTCTCGATAGTAATAGTAATAACTATCCGTGTCTTTTTCAGTTTGCTAAACAAGATGGTACAAGCATGGCTATGGATGCTTATACAGAATATGGTCATACATCTGCTAATCAGCACCAGCATTCAAGTAGCTTTACAAATGGATCATTCTATATAGAAAATACGTATGTAGAGAATTTTGTATTTACTATGCACATAAATAATGCTACGACTTTTAGCAGTTATTTTTTAGAAATGGGTAAGGTAAACAGTTCCACTCCTAATATGCGTTTTATGCGTGGAAGTTTAAGTCAATATTATAATTCAGCTGATTATATAGAACGAGTTAAATTCTTTGTTCAGCCTGCTGATCCACATTATTTTACAACTAACACCGAAATTGTCCTTTACAAATACTTAAGATAAATCAATGTACAAAATGTTAAACGGCGAAGTAGTCGCCATGACAGATGCAGAAATTGCAGAATTTAATGCAAACAAACCGACAGAAGCAGAGATTCTTGCTGATAAATGGAAGTTTGTAAGATTAGATAGAAACGCAAGACTAGCAGCAACAGACTGGAGAGCTAGTAGTGATCTTACATTATCTGATGCTTGGAAAACATATCGTCAAGCACTCAGAGATGTACCTACTCAGTCAGACCCAGATAACATCACTTGGCCGACAGAGCCTAGCTAACTTTTAACTTATGGAAATACCGGTTTTATATTTACCCGAAGCCTTTGATTTCCCAAGTTTTGAGTTTGAGTTACCTATAGGAGATATACCACGTTATACTCCTTTGGTTGTTCCACCCAGTGATCTGAGAGCTCCAACAGGGGTTGTGCCAAAAACTACAGGTGGTGCACAGTCTAGTGCAAGTCAAACGCCATCTGGTATCAACCAAGTCAACATACCTGTTGTGAATATCAAAATGCCAGTACCAGAAAGTGAGATACTTATTACAGCTGGTACTACGGCAGTTATTTCTGTAGCAGCCACCCTTACAGCTACAGCCGCTTTTAAATGGGTAGTTAAGATTTTAAAACCCATATTAAAAACGTTATGGAAAAAAATAAGTGGAAGCAAAAAGCCTAAAACCTGACGAACCAAAGAAAGGTTTACTAACAAAATTAAAAGAAAATGTTGATGACCACGATGAACAAATGCAGATCCTTGGTGCAATGGTACGCTTGGGTGTTGTTATTTGGTCAGGATTTATCATCACATTAAACTATGTCGAGTTGCCTATGGTCAAGAAACCTCTAGGGGCATCATCGGATATCACTTTTGTCGCTTCGATATTTACTG